CCGGACGCCTGCGTCCCGCCCATGAACGGGCGGAGGATGCCGAGGACATGCTGCGTGTTCTCCACGGTCAGGAGGTCGGACTGCGCCTTCTTCAAGTCCTTGGCGATGAGGAGCTTCTCTTTGTTCAGTCGGACGAGCGCGTCGCCTGTCATCTTCTCGTGGTCGAGGAGCGTCTGGATCTTCTCGAGCTCGGAGACGTACGCCTTTTCGGCCGTCACCATCGCCGCCGGCCCCTTCGCGCTCGTTACTGCCGCCTGCGCCGCAGCGAGCCCGGCCTGCATGCCGGTCGGCAGGATTAGGTCGATCGCGGACGGCTTAGGAGCCCGTCCGTGACCGCCGACTCCAATCGAGCCGAGGAAGCGCGCGAAGTCCTGACCCTGCGGGGAAGGAACTCCTCCCGGGTCGCTGGACAGTCCGCGCTGAATGGCGTTCTGTCCGAGCTGGGACGAGAGCGCATTGCCCGCCATTGCGCTGCCCTGCGTCGGGCTGGCAACCCATCCAGCCTCGATGCCGCCATTCTGCTCCGCGATGACCTGGCCCTTACGAACGTGCTGGCCGGCGCTGACCTTCGGGGTGAGGTACTCGGCGACGTAATACGTCCAGCCAGCGCGCGGACCGCTCGTGAGCGTGATGCTGACCCAGCCGCCGCCCGGCCATCCGGTGCCGCTCGACGCGGCACGGCGGACGACGCCGTCTCCGATCGCGAGGATCGGGCCGCTGCCGCTGAAGTCCTGCCCCTGGTCGATTCGTCCCTGCCCCCGTCCGAGGAACGGGTTGATGTACGCGTTCGCACCGACGTTCTTCTTCGCCGCCGCCGCCGCCGCGCCGCCCGTGAACGGGGGCGCGCTGCCGGTGGGGACGATTGGCGTCGGGGAGAAGCCCGGGAAGGCGCCTCCTGCGGATGGGATTCCGCCAGTGACGCCGGGCGGAGCGCCGCCGGTCTGCGCCCCCGGGACGCCTGTGGGCCCCTGGATGCCGGGCGGGTTGCCGCCCCCTCCGCCGCCGAGGCTGACATTGCCGATGTTCAGGTGGCGTATGCCCGTCGGGATAGGGATGCCGAGGACGGTCTTGAACGTCGGGATCGGGATCTTGTTGACGAGCCAGATCAGCCCGTTCGCGACATCCTGAATGACGGTCTTGATGCCGCCGATCGCCGTCGACATACCAGATGCCATCCATGAGACCGCGCTCACCACGTTCTTCGTCGCCCAGTTCGTCGCGTCGGCGAGCCAGTGCATGTGATTGCCCAGCCACTCGACCTCCATCCCCATGCCCTTCACTGCCAGTCCGGCGACCTTGAACACCTCTTCGATCGTGGGGCCGAACGGCTTGATGAACGCGATGACGCCGCGGAGGGCGGCCATGAGTCCTTCAAGCGCATTGATCAGGACACTGGAGATGGTCTGCGAGTTCTTCTGGAGCCAGACGCCGAACTCTTTCAGCATCGGGTTCATCGTCGTCAGGAGCAGCTTTCCGACCGGAACCAGGACCTCGAACAACCCCTTGACGATGGCAGTGAGGGCGTCCGCTGTCTGGGCGAGCAACCGGAGTGAGTCGATGATCGCCTTGTTCGCCGACACGGCATCCGCGCTCTTCGACCATTCCTTGAAGAAGTTCGCGGCCTTCACCGCGGCGTCGGTGAGGAGCCGCTCGAGCGGCGCGAACGTCACGCCCATGTTCACGAGCCCCTGCACGACCGCCTGCATGGCGCCGGACAGTTGCTGCCACATCGGCGCCACGGTCGCGAGTGTCTGACGGAACGACTCGAGGAACTGCGTCGACCCGAGGAACTTGATCCAGGACGCGGCGATGTCCCCGATCAGTTGCGACATGCCGCGCAGGATCCCGCCGATCTGCTGTAGACCCGCGGCGTTCTGCGCGACCGAGTGGAGCGCCGCGGCCATCGGACCGAACAGGTTCGAGGCGACAATCGTCTTCATGCCGTTCAGGATCGGCGCAAGCTGGCGCATCGAATCGACGAACGCCTTCTGAGCTGGTAGAAGATCCTGATACGCCTGTTTGTTGCCGCCGATCGCTTTCGTCACGTCTCCGAAGCCGGAGAGGGCGAGCACGCCGAGGGCGGCTACGGCGGGAGCGACGAGTCCGGGGATGGCGGCGATGATCCCGGCTGCCGGGAGCAGGGGGGCTGCCATCGCCGCAACGGAACCGACGGCGATGCCGAATGCGGGACCGGTGGCGCGTCCGCCTCCCGGAATAATCGACGCAAGGCTGCCGAGCAGGCCACCACCGCCCCTTCCGGAGCGTGCCTGTTCCCGCTCCGTCTGACGTATCTCGCGTTGCAGGCGGTTCTGGTTGCGAATCAGCACCTCCGTGACGGCTGTATCCTCCGCCGCTTGCCGCGATGTCATCTTCACGTCGTGGAGGTGATCCGCCGTCTCGAGCGCCTTCCGCGACACAGACGAAAGCGACCGCTCCATCGTCTTCAGGACGGCCTCGGACTCGGCGGCGTTGCGAGCGGGGATCTTCACGCGGGCGAGTGCTATCTCCCCCTTGGCGGCCTGATCCTCAAGCTCTTTCATCCGCTGCCTAGTGGCGGCCAGATATGCGTCGGCCGCCGCCAGGTTCCGCGCGAGCGGGGCGATCTTCGCATCAAGGGTTGCGGTAATTTCGGCGACTTCTATGACCGCTCACCCCTCATACGTCGTATCCCCGCTCGCGCGCGACTCGCAGGATCTCGTCCTCCGCATCCTGATCGAGCACACCGGCGACGCCCTCGGCGGGCTGGCGATCCGCGTCGGCTTCCTCGTAGGAGCGCTTTTCGTCCTCGTTGCGGAGTAGATACTCGGCCGCCCACTCGGCGATCTCAGAGGAAGTCGTGGTCGCCAGCATCTCGTTCACGCTCTTCCCCTGTGACTCCGCTATGCGGAAGTAGAGTCGCCGCTCGGGGTGGTCGCGGAGTTTCCCTCGACCCTCGTCTGGTTCACGACGCCCATCGCCGACAACTCCTCGATCTTCGCGACGAGCAGCGCCACCTTCGACGCCCCCAAGCCCATCAGCGCGTCGGCGTCGCCGGACTTCAGGAGCGGCTGCCGGGCGCCTTCCGGCGACTCCGGGTCGATGATACCGGCGATCAGCATCTTCCGCTCGTAGTTGACCATGTCGAGCTCGCCCTTCTGGTACGCGGCAGCCTGCAGCGTGATCAGGTCGGCGCGCTCCTTGCCGGTGATCTCACGGACGAGCAACTTGATCTCCTTGCCCTTCGTCGTCGTGAACGTCATGTCGCCCTCGGCGAGGTCGCCGATCAGGGACAGGAACGCGTTGCGGTCCGCATAGCCGTTCGACGCAGGGACCGGGTCGAGCTTCGGCTCGGCCGCGATCTTCTCCGCCGCTGGCGGCTTCGCGATCGTCTCCTGCTTCGGCTCTGTCGCGGTGGGGGTCTCACTGGACATACTCGACCTCCTTCAGGTCGTCGATGAACAGGGGGTCGCCCTGCAGTTGGTTTGCCACGGCCGGCGTCACGTCGACGAGACCGTGGATGCTGCCGCCCATGAAGGGCATTTCGACCAGCAACTCGTCGCCGGGTTCCACCTCGATGCCGGTGACCTCTTCGACCTCGAGGCGGGCGGTGGTGGGCTGCGGCTTGACGTGGACGGAGTCGGCGCCCATCGTCGGCGCCACGAACACGGTCTCGTTGAGGCGCATGCCCCAGCGGCCGATCTTCGCGAGCAGCGCGCGAGGACGCCACGGCTCGGAGACCCCGTTCGTGACGGGATCACCGAGCAGGTAGACCGCCCCTCCGGATCCGGAGAAGGAGCGCACGGCTACGGCAGATGCTGCAACGTGCCGTTTCCGGTGAACGTGAACGCGATCGACACCAAGTTGTTGTTCGGGTTGCCGACCGTGAACTGTGTGACGTGAATGACGCCCTCGAAGAAGCCACCGCCTACGGCCGTGACGAACTGGCAGGCGAACTCGGTGCCGTTGATCAGCGCGTTGTAGACAACAAGCTGGCCGGTCGAGTCGCTCGGGATCGCGTAGAAGCCGGTGAGGCTGCCAGACCATCCGGCGAGGCCGATGACGAACCGCTTCCAGTCGTCGCCGAGCGCCGACTGGTCGTAGTTCTCACGGTCAGCCTGGATCTGCCACTGCGTGATCTCTCCGATGGGGGCATTCGGCGTTCCCGGGATGTAGACGGATCCGTTCTTCCCGGCGATCGCGTTTGGGTTTGCCACTTGCTAACCCCCCTTGCTCTCGTACGTGAGCATGCGGCGGGGATATCGGCAGCCCCGTAGTTCCTAGTGGTCGACGGAGCCCTCGGGGTTCCGAAAGGGATTTCTGCAGAAACCTCGGTAATTTTGGACCCAGAGATGACGCTGCACGTCGTCTCGTCCGAGGTAGATCGGGTTCTGCAGCGCGAACATGCGGTTCCAGTACCAGTCACCGGCGGGCACGAGCGTCCGTTCGTAGAGGCCGTGTAGCGCGTTGAACACGCCTTGGATTGTCGTCTCGCCGGACGGCACGACGATGTCGCGCACTTTCACCTGGAACGTCGGCTCGTCCACGTTGTCGACGAGATGGGGTAGAGCGCCGCCGTACGGCCAGACGCTGATGCACGCGTCCGGCTTGTCCGGCATGTCGAACCCGTACACGTTGCCGGTGCTCCCCGTCGGGTTGAAGACGAGCGCAGCCCCGGGCGTGCCGACCGTGATCGCCGGAGAGAACGAGACGAGGAACTCGCATATCTCCTCGACCATCAGAGCTGTCATTTCAGCCTCTGCGTCGAGGCGATCAGGCTGGACGGCTTGTCGCCCGAGACGGCGCCCTCGCCTTTCACGAACCGGCTGATCCAGACCCGCAGCGTCTCACCGAGCGCAGGCTCGTAGGCGACACACGGGGTCTCGAGGAACTTCGCGGTCGTCGGCGGCTTGTGCCTCGCCCCGAGGATCTCGTGCACCGGCACCGCGTACTCTCCAGCCACCTTGCCGTCCTTCGGGTTCGGGGTCGTGCCGCGGCCATAGCCGAACGAGATCGAGATGCGGTCGCCGGACACGATCGGCTCGTCGATGAATCGGCTGCGGACGAGCGTATCCGTGTCCTTCGGGCACAGGTAGTCGGCCTCATCCATGATCTCGCGCGCCGCCGCCCTTATGCCCTCGGTCGCGCCCGCCAGAAAAGCGGGCAGCGAGCCAGAGAACGACCCTTTCTCTTCCATTAGAGCGTCGCCACCAGAAGCCAGGGGCTCGAGTCCGGCCCGTGTGTCAGGGCGATCCGGTCGGCCTGCGTCTGGAACTCCTGCCCGTTGATCGTGTACGTCCAGCGGTCACGCATCGTCACGCCGGACGGGTCAATGTCGGCTGGGTCCATGTACACGTCCACCTTCGGATCCATGACCGTGCTGGCGCCAGTCTGGTTGCGCTGGATGCCGCCGAATCCTCCCTTCTCCTCGATCCAGCAGCGGATCGTACGCGGCTCCGTGTAGAGCTCGTCCGTGTAGCCGTCCTGGCCGATGAAGCCCTCCCACGTCACCTCGTTGAGCATCAGCCCCTTGATCTGAGGAGGGAGCTTGCTCACTGTTCGCCGACAGGCAGTCCAGCCGTCGAGTTGTCGGTGTCGGAGCCGAGGACGCCAACCCACGGGTCGGTCATCATCTCTTTCGCGAATTTCGGCTTCACGAGCGACTCGTCCTGATCGTACGTGATCTTGTCCTCCACGAACTCGCCGCCGATCCACGGCACATTCGCGCCGAGAGCCTTCACGCGCAAGCACTTCGCCATGTCCATGTACTGAGTTGCCTGCTTCCCGTACAGCAGGTAGAGGACGCGCCCGAGGCGGACGTCGGCTTTGCGCAGGAAGACGCGGCTGATCTGCTCGCAACAGCGTGCGGCGGCTCCCCACAGGTTCATCTCGACGGCGATGTTCTGCGTGATCTCCTCGTCCTGCATGAGTTGGTCGCTGCCGTCGGTGTCACCGATCTCGAGCCTGATCTGGTACAGCTCGGATGTGGCGAGTTCGGTGAGGTCGTACGTCCACGTCATCGACGTGTGAACTCTAGTCCGTGGCGTAGTAGACGACGGTGGCCGTCTGGGCGGCGACGTTTGTGTTGGTCACAGTGACCTTCACCTTGTCGATGCCGTTGAGCTTGTAGGAGGCGAGCAGCCGGTCGACGCCGCCCGACAGCGCTGATGCGACAGCCTGGTCG